CGGGCTTCTTGGCCGCAGCGGCCAGAGCCTTGGTCGGGATTTTCTCACCAGCCTTGACACCCATCTCCTTGCGGAGAGCGCCGGGTTTCTTAATGGCTTTTTGAATCCACTTCTCAGCCATCACTTGCGTCCCTTCTTCTTGACCATCCCGCCCTTGCGATACTCTTCCATGTCGTCTTCGCATCCGCCTTTACCGCGCATCTTCTTGCCTTCGCCGTTTTTCTTCATAACGACGACCATGAGCGCAGCCTTCGGAGCTTTCTTTACGGGAGCCTTTGCCATTACGAACCCTTTCGTTTTCCAGATGGGGACACTGGCCACGACTTTCTGGCTGGTCCGGTCTTCTTGCTAGCCATATTGCGTTTCTCAGAAGCGGTCATCTTGGCGGCTGCCGCAGCCGGTCGACAAGCAGGGTATCCCCTTTTGTCCTTTTCTCCAGAACGTCCGCATGGTTTGCCGGTCTTTACATCGACCCACTTCTCACCAAACCATTTGCCAAGTCCGCCCTTAGCCACGCTTCACCCGATTGTCTGCGCCAGACCAAGACCCGCCACGCTTTTTATATTCCTTCGCTGCCCACGCATTGGCGTAGGCGCTGGGGTAGACCTTGAACTTCTTTTTGGCTTCGGCCTTTACACGGGACCAGAGCGCCGCGTTGTTTGGAGTAGACTCTGCCATCTCAGCAATTCCATGCCCGAAGGCTTTTGTTAATATAGGCATCCGCCTCTGGATCGTCTCTACTACTCAGCAGATATATACGCGCAAACTCTAATAGCTCTGGGTCGTCTTTGAACTTCCCTAAACCTTGGTTGCAGTTCATACATAAGACACCTCTCACTACATTGGTTTCATGGCAGTGATCCACAGCCAACCTAGGGGCATCTTCTCCGCAGATCACACATACACGCTGCGTAGATAAAAGGTCTCGCAATGCTTCGTCTGAGATCATATGGCGATATTTCCCCCGCCGAATATCCGATTTGTACGCATTACGACACGCCCGACACCAACTATCAAGCCCATCCTTGGTCTTATTATGTAGTGGGAAAACATCCGCTGTACGCGCCTTTTCCTCCTTACACCGGGTACAAGTCTTCAGCAGTCCCATGCCCGCCTCGCTTTGTTGAGGCGACTATTAGGATCACGCGCTGCCTTTGGAAACATTTTCGCCTGTCCTGCACTACGAGCGCAAAATGACTTGCGCCGCTTAGCATCTTCTTCAGTTTTTGGGTTGGGCGCAGGAGGTTTCAGCCCCGGTTTTCCGGGGTTAGCTGCATTATAGGAAGCCCGCCCCTTGGCGTTCAATCCGCCCTTTGGGTTCTTCCCTTCCTTACGTTGCCATGCTGGGGTCTTGGCCATTAGGCAATCCTTTCGACAACAACGATAGCGGGGGGTGTAGCCGGAATAGCCGGAGTTACACCAGCGCTAGCTGCTACTGCTGCGCGGTAATGGAGCGTTACACCAGCGGAGGAGGGGTACCAATAGACCTCAATGTAGTCATTGGCGGCGACAGTCTCGAACAACTCAATAGCGAAAACGAGCGTGCCGCCAGAGTTATTTGCCGGGACAGATACGCGCGAATTGGAACTAGCAATATTCGTTCCGTTCTTTGCAAACCAGATATCGACATCGCGTTCACTGCCGTCGGAATTGTCGATCTGTATGCTCACATTGAACCGATACGTACCAGCGGCTGCGAGCGTAATCTGGCTATTACTGGCAACCGTGATACCTGCACCAGTGACGCCTGCCGTTGCCCATTTAACTGCAGTCTTATCCGTCGTACTGCCCGTCTGAGCCGAAGTACCAGCATCGTAGAACGACGCATATGCACGACCTGAGAGGCTAGCGAACGGGACTGTGACACCCGTAATCGACCCGCCGGTAATCGCAACATTGTTCGCAGCCTGCGTCGCCATAGACCCAAGGCCGAGGTTTGTGCGAGCAGTTGAAGCGTCCGACGCACCTGTACCACCATCAGCAATAGCCAGATCAGTGATGCCAGAGATAGAACCACTCGTGACTGCAATATCATTAATCTGAACAGTGCCCGCAGTAGCAGATATCTGCCCGCCCTGAAGCCTGATATTTCCGACAGATAAAGAATCAATCCCGAGTCGAAGCGCAGTCGCTACACCGTTCCCGCTATAGACGGGTTTCTCAGACGCATCCGGTCCTCCATCTATATGGAGAAGCTGAGAGTAGGTAGCATTGATTTTGCTAGCGGTAAGGTTGGTCGGCATCACGCTACCTCAAAGAGGGAAACAGGGGCCGTAGCCCCTGTTATTAGCTTACAGCAGCACTGAACGGCGTAGCTTCCGTACCAGTCGCAATGATGTTTCCATGCACTGCGTACAGGTTAGTAGCCACGTCGATAAACGTCAGGATGCCGCCAGCAAGGCCACCGGTCGTAGAACCGTTCATCGTGACCGTATCGCTTGCCGCTACTGTGCTGAACTCGGTGCCGGTACCAGCAGCCTGATCCGTGACATAGATCGAACCGGACATAACGTCCGTCGCATCCGCCACCTGAATCTTGTAGCTATTGCTAGTAACCGCAGTCCCGACGCTGAAACGGAAAACCGCACCAGAACCAGTCGCAGCAGGCAGCGTTACAGTGACGCCAGCAGCACGATTCAGAACGATGACTTTCCCATCATGGGACGCCTTCGTAACCGATAACGTAGCCGCCGTCGCAGACGTAAGCGAAGTCGAAACCGTATCGTACTCAAGACTGATCGCTTTCAGCCGAGAGTGCGTGATCCCATCATAAACAGCCATTGTGACCTCCTATAAGAAGGTAGGGGCCGAAGCCCCTACGATCAGTTCGGGTTGAGGACAACCGCGAAGCAGCGGAGGACGCAGTTCGTCGGAGCGGCTGTGTTAATCAGAAGATCAATCGTGTCGTCCGACGTACCGATAACAACCGGGTTCGCCAGTCCGTTACCAGCCGCCCAAGACCAACCAAGGGCGTTCGACGCGATGTCGTTACCAAAGGCGTTGGCAGCAGCAGGCGTACCGCCCGTGAAACCAAAGTCAAAGGTAGCCGTCGTGTTGGTCGCTTCCGCTTCCGTCACCTGAACCCCAGCGTGCAGGACAATAGAATTGGCCGGAAGCGGGATGACCTGAAGCGTATCAGTCGCAGCAAGCGCCGTGGCGCTAGCCGCTGAACGGGCAGCAACAATCGTCGTGAAGTCAAGTACGACCTCAATGTAGGAAATGCGATTACCGCCATACGCGGGGTAATCAGCCGTACCCTTATTGAAGCCAAGCGTATCAGTATAAGCAGCCATGATGAAGCTCTCCCTTACGAGAAGGAAACGACGGATTCAAGAAGAGCCTCCGGCTTGACAACCTTGTAGCCATACACCTGAAGGCCACGAATGATGTCACCGAAAGTCGTCTCCGAACGAATGGTTTCCATCTCCGTCATCTGCGACGCGAAGGTGAAGCCCATCTTATGACCAGCAACGAGGTGGTACTTCGTGCTGCTCGTCACCTTGAGATTGTGCGACACGTAGAGCGTGAAGCGGTCAATCATGCCAAGGCGACCATTGCGAAGCGGAGAGGCCGAGTCGCCGGTAAGCGACGCATCCTTCAGTTCCGACTTCTTGATCAGACCAGCCATACGAGCCGGGATGACGAGGAAGCGGTCCTGCTCCGGAACATTGGCCTCGTCAAGGACGGTGCCCATGTCGACGATCAGATCGAGGACAGAAGCCGTACCACCAGAGCCGTCTTTCGTAACCGTCAGCGGCGAACCCGTCGTGCCGAGATTGAACGCAGCCGACTGCTCACCAGCCGTCAGGCCCTTGTTCGCAGCCGCGACATCAACGAGCATATCCGTCAGGACACGCTGGTCGATCTTGATCTTCATTTGCTCGGATGCGTCTTTCGACCACATGTCCATGAGCTTGATGTCCGACTGAACCTTGTCAATGTCGTCTTCGACACAGGCAAAGTACTCACCCTTGTCGATGAGCAACTGAACCTTCGGCTTGTCGGGATTCTCAACCGTCAGGCTCTGGCCCTTGACATAGTCGCGGATCGTGATGTTCGGGATCGTACGGATATTAACCGTATCGCCCTGACCTTTGATCTCGCCTTCATAGTCCGTGTTGGCGATAGCGCCAAGCACCGTAGCGTCGTAGAAGTTCTGAATGAGCTTGCCGCTCCAGATTTCCGGAATGAAGTTTCCGGAATAGTTAGGACGGCCCGCAGAGACGGGAAAAGACATGGGTT